AGCCCTCGAGCGTCACGTCGGCGAGCTCCTCGGCCGTGAGCGCCCGCCGCCGGAGAGCGTCGAGCTCGGCCTCCGTCTTCACAACCGACCACACCCGGAGCTCGTCAAGCTGCATGCCGGCCGAGGAAGCCCCACCAGATTGCCCGATGCGTAGGTTCCCATTACCCGCCGCCCGCGCCGCACTCAGCGTAAACTCTTCCTTGACCGCCCCGCTTGATTGCTCGTCCTCGTCCCACCGGTAGAAGGCTACGGAACTCCCACTAACAACGACTGCCAACGTGTACCAACGATTAGCGGCGAGGCCGTTGATAGCACCTACCACCGCCGCTTCGCCCGAATGCTGAAACACAACCCGCGTCGACCCCGCAATCGTCCAAAGGTAGGGGTACACTGTCGCGCTGTTATTCCACGAGATGATCCGATTAGCCCCCGCTATTGACGAAAACCGCACCCGCGCAACTAGCGTAACGTCGCCCGTGATGTTGAGCTTCGCCGGGTTGCCGAGCGTCACCACCGACCCGCTCGCGAAGTGCAGCATGTAGTCAGAGCCGAAGTACCGCCGCGCCTCGAGCGGATCATCCCAACGCGCCGAGAGGTCGCGCAGCCGCACCACAGCCTCCGCGAGCCCGACCAGGCAGCCGTCGACCTCGCCCCGGAACGCCACTACCGAATCCGCGTGCGAGAGCCACAGCCCGCGGCCGTACTCGCCGACCACCCGCACGATGCACCGCGCGCCGTCCCAATCCAACGCCGCGAGCTCGTCGAGGTTGCCGTCGACCTGCCCGAGCCGCAGCTCCCCTCCCCGCACCCAGGGGAGCACCGCCAGCGTGCCCGGAAGCGCCGCGTCGAGCGCCACGTTGAGCGGTTGCGCGAGCTGCGCCTGGTACTGCGTCGAGGCCGGCGTGTCCGTAGCCCCGGTGGCGTAGCGGTCGGTGGCGAAGTAGTACGGCACCTCGTCACCCGTGACCGGGTCGCGCGGGTAGAGCTCGGCGAGCCACACCTCCCGCCGGGAGCGGTCGGCGAGGAAATCCGCCTGCGCCGTCACCGCTTCGCCCCCGACGCCGCCCGCAGCTCGGCCGCGTACCCGTCGGTCGTCTTCGCTTCGATCCGCTCGAGCACCCGCACCGACCGCGCGAGCAGCGCGTTGCTGTTGGCGAGCTCCGCCGCCATCGCCGCCTCACCGGCGCTCTCTCCGGCCCGGCTCGGCGTCGGGAACGTGAGCAGGTTCCCGAGGCCCGGCGAGGTCGCGTTGCCCCAGCCGGGCGGGGCGTTGTTGCCGCCATTCCAGCCTCCGCCCGTGTTCACCCCACCGCCCGGCGTGGTGCCGGCGCCCGGCCCCGGGAGCACGTTGCCGCCGGTCAGCGCGTTGAGCACTTCCATCACCCACGCGAACCCCGCCGCGTAGGCTGGATTCGAGGTGCCCCACACCGCCCCCAGCTCCGTGAGGTAGTTTCGGAGCATCTCCGGGAGCTGGTTGAGCAGCTCGATCCGCGCCGGGTCGTTCGCCCCGAGCGCCATGATCTGCGCGATGAGGCCCTGCGCCTGCGACTCCGCCTCCGCGAGCCGCTGCTGCGGCGTGAGCGGCGAAAGATTGGAGAGCAGGAGAGAGCGCTGGAAGTCAATCAAGCGCTCGATCGCCTCCCGCATCCGCCGCGCGTTTTCGGCCTGCTGGTCGGCCGCCTGCTGCTGCGCGTGCGCCGCCGACTGCCCCGGATCCCACCCGCCGCCGCCAATCCCGGCCGTCGGGTCGTAATCCTCGAGGTCGGCGAGGAGCCGCTGCAGCCGCTCGACCTCCTCTTCCGTCAGGATCCCCAGCGCGATCAAACGCTCGACCTCGAGCCGGTACTGCTCGAGCTCCAACCGCCACCTGATTTCCTGCAGCGCCGCGAGCGTCTCCTCGTCGCCGATCGCCCGCGCCATCCGCTCCGCGAGGTCGACGAAGAGGTAGGAGCCGGCCTCGGCCATGATCGCGCCGAGGTCGTCGACCGAGAGCCCCAGCGCCTCGGCGTTCTGGCGCAGAAACTCGAACTGCCCGGCGAGGTCGTCGTAGCGCTGCCGGAGCGCCACGCTCGGCGCCAGCCCGGCCGCCACCGACTGCCCGAGCTCGGCCAGCCGCTCGGCCGTCGCGACGAGCACCTCCGTCCCGTCGAGGCCGAGGTCGAAGTAGGCCTGCAGCCCCTCGGCCATCTCGGCGAGGATCCGATCGAACTCCGCCTGCGGCCCAGAGCCCGCGAGCACGTCCTGCCAGGGCTTGCGCGTGTCGGCCTGCAGCCGCTCGAGCATCTGCCCATACAGCTCGTCGAGCTCCGCCGTCGAGAGCCCGAGCGCCGCCGCCTGGTCGCGCAGCTCGGCGAACCGGTCATTCAAGTCCGCGAGCGCCCGCGCCGCGTCCGGCATGAGCTCCCGCCGCAGCCGCTCGAGCTCCCCAGCGAACCCCTCGGCCGTCGGCCCGACGCCCCCCACGTCCCCGGCCCCGCCGAGGTTCGGCAGCCGTATTTCCCCTACGTCGATCGCCGTCGGGAGCGCCGCAAGAAGCTGGTCGATCGCCGCGAGCTGCGCCTCGAGGAGCTCGAGCTGCGCCTCTACCGCCGTCTTCGCCACCTCGAGCCCGGCCTGCCGCACCTCGGCCTCGCCCTCGACCAGCGCCACCAGGCCGTTGAGGTGCGCCGAGCGCATGCCCACCTCGGCGTTCATGATCGCCGCCTGCGCCTCGAGGTTCCGCGCCTCGAGGTCGCGGTCGATCCCGCCGAGGTTCTCGCGCACCCGGGCGGCGTCCACTCGCCCGCGCAAGAGCTCGATTTCCTGCGCCAGCTCGAAGCGCTTGAGCTCGATTTCCGCCCGGCGCAGCGCGAGCTCGGCGTTGAACAGCACCGCCTGCTGCTCGCGGTAGGCTCGCTCCTCTTCCGCCGTCCGCTCCCGGCCCGTGATCGCGTCCCGCTGATCCTGCCAGGCCCGCGCCTCGGCCGCGGCGAGCCGCGCGAAGCCCGCCGCCACCGCCGGTGTCAGCGTCTCGAGCTCGCCGAGCACGGCCCACAGCCGCTCCAACCCGCGCACCGACTCGAGCAGCGAGGAGAGCCCGTCGTCGTAGTCGAGCTCGGCGATTTCCCGGAGCTGCCCGAGCTTCGCCATCGCTTCGTCGAGGCCCGAGTAGTTGAGCTCCTCGAGCCCCTGCGCGACCAGCTCGCCGAGCCCCGAGAGCGACGAGGAGCGCAGCGCCCGCCCGAACGCCGCCCGGATCGCCTCGTCGACCGACCGGAACTTCCCGATCATCACCCCGTCGACGAAGGCCTCCACGTCCTTGCCGTCGTTCCGGATCTTGAGCGAAATCTTGGCGAGGTCTTCGAACGCCCCGCCGAGGGCGTCTTCGATGCTCGTGATGAGGTCGCGCATCTCGCGCGCGAACTCGCCGCCGAACTTCTCCGAGCCACCGTACCAGGAGAGGTTCCCGTCGGCGATCCCGACCTGTCCGCCGTCAGCGTAGCGGCGCGCCTTCTGGTCGGCCACGATGCTTTTCCCGAGATCGTAGATCGCCCGGTAGATCCCGAACATCATGCCGACCGTGCCAAGCGCCCCGGCGGCGTTCCCGCTCATGCCGGCCGCGATGCCGAGGCCCTCGAGCTGCCCCCCGAACTGCTGCGCCCCCTGCACTCCGCGCGCGAGGTCGGAGATGTAGCCGGCGATCTTGGCGAACGTCCCCTGCGAGTGCCGCTCGAGGTAGCCGAAGACCGACCCGATCGACGCCGTGATCGACCACGCCGCGTCGAGCCACTCCTCGCGCGTCATTCGCGCGACCTCGACGCCCTCGGCCTGCGCGAGAATCGCGGCTTCGATGACCTCGAGCGTGCCCTCCGTCGCCGTTTCGATGTCGAGCACCAGAGACTTGACCTCCCGGAACGGCTCCGGGTCGACCTCCACCGCCGGCGTGCCCTGCTGCGGCGCCGTGGCCGCGACCCACTCCGTCTCGTACTTCCCGAGCAGCTTGAGCGCCTCGGCGGCCGAGAGGTAGCCGGCCCGCATCGCGAGCGTGAGCTGCTCGAGCCGGGCCGCGAACGCCGCATGCCCGGCCGTGACGCCGTTGAACGCGTCGAGCTCGGCGGCCGCCCACGCCTTGACCGCCTCGAGCCGCTTCTTCCACGCCTCCGCCGCGACCTCGGCGGCCTCGGCGGCCTTGGCCTTGTTTTCGGCCAGCGCCCGGGAGTTTTCCTCGAGAAGCCGGTCGAGCCCCTCGAGGCTCTTGCCGGTCGGGTCAATCCCGCGATGCTTGAGGATGTTCTGCGCGTTGCGGAGCCGCTCGGCCGAGAGCGCAGCCTCGTCCTGCTTCCGGCCGAGGTTCACGAGCCAATCCGCGACGCCCGAGAGCGACCGCTGCGCCCAGCCGTCGACGTCGATACCCGTGAGCTCCTTGAGCCCTTCGATCAGCTTCCGAGTGCCCGCGTACCCGGCGAGGAACGCCCCGCCCATCGCCGAGCCGTAGCCGACGACCTTAGCCATGCCCGGCGAGATCGTCTCGAGGAGGTCGCCGAGGTCGCCGATCTGCCCGCGCTGGAGATCGCCCTCGGCCCGCGCGCTGCGCGTCGCGTCCTTGACGTCGTCTTGCGCTTCGCGGAGCCGTACCATCTGCCGGGTCGCCTGGTCGCTCGCCCCCTCGAGCTGGCGGAGCGTCTCGACCGCGTCCGGATCCACGGGCGAGCCGGCGGCCTGCGCCTCCTTGATCGCCTCCTTGAGCTCGTTGATCTTGAAAGCCGCCGTGGCGCCCGCGGTCGCGGCCCGCGTCGAGCCATTCTCGGCCGCCACCCCGAACCGCTGCACCTGCGCCGCGGCCTCGAGCATCGCCTTCGCGATCTTGTCGCCGCCGAGCTTGGCCGCCTCGGCGAGCTTCTCGACCTTCGCCGCGGCCTCCTCGGCCGGAACGCCGATGCGGCGGAGGCTGTCCACCGCCTGCGCGACGTCCTGCCCGCGCACCTCGAGGCCGATCTGTACGTTCGTTTTCACCGGCTCAGGCCTCCGCCGCCTCCCGCATCGCCTCGAGCTCCGCCTTCCGCGCCTTCGCCAGCTCGTCGTCTGCCGCGTCGAAGAGCGCCTGCCACGCCTCCCGCTCCCCCGCCTCCGTCAGCCCGAGCTCGCCGAGGAGCGCCAGCCGCTCGGCGTAGAGCGTCTGCCCGTTGGCATCGCGGCCGAGGCGCCGCCACCCGGCGAGCACCTCGGCCACCTCCGGCCACGGCTCAGGAACCTCCCCATGCAGCACCTCGGCGGCCCGCTCCGCCCACGACCGCAAGCGCCCGGCCGTCGCGTCCGCCTCCTCCGCCTCCCGCATCGCGCGAGAGAACTGCTCGCGGTCGAGGTCGTCGAGCTTCGCCCACACCCGCGCTTGCCACTCGACGACCCCTCTCAGTTTCCCGCCGCGTCCTCGACCACCTGCCGCCGGTACATCTCGCCCGCCCGGCTCTCTTCGAGAATCCACGCCGTGAGCGCCTTGCCGAGCTCGCGCCCCCCGTATGGAAGGCCGTCGTCGACCCAATCGCTCGCCTCGAGGAGCTCCCGCGCCGCGGCCTCGCTGTACGGGATCGGCTGGCCCTCCGGATCGGTGAGCCCCTCCCACCCCGCCAGCCGCGCCAGCACGCCCGCCAGACTGTCGGCGCCGAGCGCCTCGAGGTCGCCATCGGCGAGCTCGAATCGCCCGACCTCCCGCTCGAGCGCCTCCTTCGCCGCGCCCTCCGGGTCGCCACCGGAACGGAGCGAGGCGGCGAGCGTCGCGCGAGCGGTGGCGTTGAGCACCGCCCGCGCGATCGGGTTCCGCCGTTGGATTTCCGAGAGCACCCGCTGCACCGCTGCCGCCCCCTCCCGCCGCACGTGGAAGGTGACCCCGAGCCCCCACGGGTCCGGGATCGGCCGCACGTCATCGAACGCGAGGAACCGGCTCTGCAGATTCGTCCGCACCAGGGCCTCTCCTTACGTCGTCGCCCGCAGAATCGCGCCCGTGCACGGCCACGTGACCGAGCCCGAGAACGCCTGCCCCACGCTGCCGGCGATCGGCGACCAGCTCGTGATCACGCACGTGCCCGTGTAGGCCGGATTGGTCGGCCCCACCGCCGCGTCGTTGAGCTTCAGCGTGAAGGCGAGCGTCGAGCCGAGCGCCGCGAAGACCGCCGCGTCGAGGCCCGAGAGGTCGGCGTCCTTGACGAACTCGATCTGCAGCGAGCCCTTGAGCAGCCCGCACAGAATCTCCGAGTAGTCGCCAGTGTCGAAGTTACTCACGTCGACCTCCGGCCCGCTGATCGTCAGCGTCGCGCCCTTGACCTGCGCGGAGTAGTCGGTCGGCCCCGCACCGAGCGCCAGGTAGGCGCCTTTCACCACTTTCTTCGCCACTGTCTCTCCTCCTCTTCCGTCACCGGATCGCCAGGGCGACCAGGTAGGTGAACTCCGGGCTGGTTCCGCCGAGCGTGCGCGTCACCCGCCACCAGGTGTCCGTTATCGGCCCGGCGACCGAGCCGTAGGCCGTCCCGACGTCGTTGAACTGCGCCACCGTCACCCGCGTGGTCGCGCTCGCGAACGTGTCGGCGTCGTCGCTTTCGATGACGAGGTCGAGGGTCGGCGTGGTGCCGCTCGCCCCGACCACGTGCACCGCGTAGTAGAGCCGCTGCGCCGCCGTGACGGCGCCGAGGTTGCTGCCGGCGCCGCTGCCGTTCGCGGCGGCAGCCGCCTGGTAGTCTGCCACCGTGCCGCGCAGCAGAGCCCCCGCCCCGGTGAGCGCCAGCGAGAGCCGCGCCGCGGCGCCCACCTGCCCGCCGAGCGTGTAGGAGAACTCGCTCGCGAGCAGGAAATAGGCCACGTCCGCCACCGCCGGCACGGTGCCGGCCGGCTTGACCACCGTGGCCGGCCAGTCCGCCTTGCTGATCTGCGCGAACGCCGACGCGTCCGGCTCGGCCGCGTCCCAGAAGCCGTCGAATCGCAGCGACGCCTTGAGCAGCCCGGCGAGCGTCTCGGCGTAGCCGGTCGTATCGAACGTGGACACGTCGACCTCCGGCGCGGTCGCCTCGAGCGCCACCTGGTTGACCTGCGACGCGAGAGCGAGCGGCCCGTAGTAGAGGCCGAGATTCTTGAGCACTTGCTTTGCCACGGCCTACCCCCTGCCCTTCCGGGCCGTCTTCGCCTTCGGCTTCGTTACCGCCGGCTCCGGCGCGAGCGCCGCGGCGTCGTACCACTCCGCCAGCCCGTCCGCCACGAGCTGCGCGGCGCGCCCGGCGTCCACGAATCCGAACGGGAAACGCGCGCCCTCCGGCGGCGCCTCGCCCGGCTCGAGCACCCGGAGCACCGTCTCGGGCCGGTAGGCCCCCCACGCCGCCACCGTCACCACGTGCCGCATTTCGGCCATCACGCCTCCCACCGCACGAACGGCACCCGGAGGCCCCGCCCGTACCAAACGTCCGTTACCGACGCCCCCGACGGACGCGGCGCGAGAAACTGCACCCCGCTCCCGTCGCCGCTCTTGAAAAGCGTCACCAGCGCGTCCACGAGATCCCGCACCCGATCGTCGCCGGCGCGGCGCTCGCTCCACACCTCGCACACCACCTCGCCGTCGATCCGCACGCCGCCCGCGAAGTCCGCGAGCTCGGCGCCCGAGTATTCGACCTCGACGTTCACGAACGCCGCCGGGAGCGCCGGCGGCGAGGTCGGCTGCGGCGGCTCGAGCTGCCCGCTCGGCCAGAGCACCGGCGCGGAGGTAAAGGTTGCCAGGAGAGCCCCGATCGCCGCCCGCTCGCTCCCGTAGCTCACGCCTCACCCCCCATGACCCGAGCGATCGCCCCGGCTACGATCTGCTCCTCCTCCGCCGCGAGCCGCGTCAGGATCGGCACCTTGAGCCCGGTCGGCGCCTGCGTCGAGCCCACCATCCGCCCGCGCACCACCGAAACGATGCCGCTCTTGTGCCGCCGCTTGTAAGGCTTCGCCACCTTCCGGCCGCCTTCGATGACCAGAGCGTGCGGCGCCGTGGCGCCTACCTTCGTAGGCCGCCCGGCCGCGATCGCGTCTTGCGGATTCGGCGGGTAGCTCCGCCAGCTCGCGCGCAAGCTCGGCCGGCCGCTCGCGCGCTGCGAGCCCACCGGCGACGACTCCCGCGCCAGCTCGAGGAGGCGCTCGTGCAAGCTCGCGTGCACCTCGGCCGTGAGCTCGCGCAGCGAGAGCCCGACCATCTCGGGAAACTTCGCCGCGAACTCCTCGAGGCCGCGGAAGGTGTAGGCCGTCCCCCTCACACCGCGTCTCCCACCGTCACCGTCCACCGCGCGGGCGCCCCCGCCGGCGCGATCGGCCGCACGTCCACAATCGGGAAGCTCTCGCTCCCGTCCACCACAAGGTCGCCGTCGGCCGGCGCCGTGAGGTCGTCGCCGACGAGGTGGTAGGCCCGGCGATCCGTCACCCGGCCCGCCGCCGTGTCCTCGAGGAGCTGCTCGCCCCGGAACGCGTAGAGCGTCCGGTCGGCGTAGCCGGCCGCGAGCGTCACCGTGCCGCCGTCGGGGATCTGCGCCGCGAGCCCCGGAGCGATCGACACCGCCAGCTTCCCGGCCGTGGTCGCCTCGGCGTCCGCCTGCACCGCGTAGGGAGCGGCGTGCCCCGCGACCGTCAGGCTCGCCCCGGCCACGATCCGCCCGCGCAGCCCCGTAGCCTTGAGCGCCAGCGTCACCGCCGCGAGCGCCTGCACCCCGTCGGCCGCGAGCGCCGTCACGCCCTCGCCCGTGACCTGGTTGACCAGCGACGAGCGGCGGCGCAGCGTCACCGTCCGGTCGCCGCCGAAGTAGCGGATCGCCGCGGTCGACACCGCGCGCGCGCCGGCAGAGAACGTCACCCGGACCACCTCCAGGGGTCGAGCGCCCTGCGCGCCTCCTCCGGAAGCCCGGCCGCCGCCGCCACCGTCGCGGCCCAGCTCGCCGAGAATCCGTCGGCCGAAAGCGAGGTAAGCCCCGCTTCCCGCTTGCCGGCGGAGTAGAGCAGCCCCGTCACGTAGAGCGCCACCGCCTGCACCCCGGCCGGCACCTCGACCGCATCGCGCGCCGTGAGCACCGCGGTCCCTGCCGTCACCGTGGCGCCGGCCGTGGTCGGCCAGGTCGGCTCCGCCGGGCCGGCGCCCGTCGCCCCCGCCGTCGTCACCTCGAAAAGCCACGGCGAGAGCGCCGGTGAGGTCGGCCGAAGCCACGCCCCGGCCGCGAGCGTCAAGCCCGTCGCCCACGTCTGCACCGCATCCGGCGGAAGCCACCCGCCGTGGTACGTCACCTCGAGCTCCGGCTCGGCCTCCTCCGGCCCCGCCGTGCCGCCCGACCAGCCCGCGTTCCGGTAGAGAATCCCGGCCGCCGGGTCGATCGCGTCCGCGTCGAGCGTCTCGTCGTAGGCCTCGGCCGTGACCTGGTACGCGTCGACCGGGAAGGCCGAGAGCGCCACCCGATGCCGCGACGTGACAGGGAGCGCCTCGAGGTAGCGCTGCCGGAGGAGCGGCCGCCCGAGCTCGCCCTCGAAGAGCCCCCGCACCCGCTCGAGGAGCGCCGCGATCGCGGTATCCTCCGTCACCCCGGACACGCCGAGGTGCGCCTTCGCCACCGCCAGCGTGACGAGCGACCCGTAGGCCGAGCGGGTGAGCACACGGAGCGCCACGGCCTACCGCCCCCGCCGCCCCTTGCGCGCCATCGCTTCCGCCCGCTCGCCCCGAATCGGCGCCTCGGCCGTCTCCACCATCGGCACCGGCTCGGCCGGCGCCTCCGGC